CCAGTTCAGATAAACCTACCAAAGAGGAACGTCTACTTGGAGATGATAAGAATATCGCTCCAGTGAGTAATCCTTAGCTCCGGTTCGTTTTCACTTTCACTTAAATAATGAGAGTTCTAGTAGCATGTGAATTCTCAGGTAGAGTGCGAGAGGCATTTAGGTCTAAGGGTCATGAGGCTTGGTCTTGTGACCTATTAGATGCAGAAGATAATAGTCCTTATCATTATAGATTAGATGTAAGGGAGATACTTAATCTAGATTGGGATTTGATGATTGCTCATCCACCATGCACATACTTAGCCGTAAGTGGAGCGAGATGGTGGTCAGGAAAATATAGTAATCCTGAGAAATTGAAAGCTCAAGAGAAAGCATTGGAGTTAGTAAGGATTCTACTGAATGCACCTATTCCAAAGATAGCGTTGGAGAATCCAATAGGTATCATAAGCACAAAGATTAGAAAGCCTGACCAAATCATAGACCCTTGGATGTTTGGTCATGAGCATTCTAAAGGGACATGCTTATGGTTAAAGAATTTGCCGAAGCTAGAACCTACGAAGATTTGTGAGAAACGTTTCAGTATCACACATAGAACTGGACAGACCAAGGATAGATGGAAAGAGCGGAGTAGAACATTGAGGGGAATTGCTCAAGCGATGGCGGATCAATGGGGCGCTCCATAAATAAACAATGAATCTAAATCCAGAATCAGTAATTGAGAAAGTATGGAAGCCTCATAAGAAGCAAGAGCAATTCGCACAGATTCCATTTGATGTAGCAGAGGCACTCTATGGTGGAGCAGCAGGTGGTGGTAAATCAGAACTACTTGTCATGCTTCCACTCTTATATGGATTCCATAGGCACCGGCAATTCAAAGGTATTATCTTACGTAGAACGAATCCAGAACTAGAAGCTGAGATAATCGGAAGAGCACATAATTGGTATCCAGATACCGGCGCAGTATGGAATGAAGGGAAGAAGAGATATACATGGAAGGATGAATTTGGTAATGATGCAGCGCAGATGCGATTTGGTCATGCTGAGTTAGAGAAAGATATTCGTAAGTATGACGGCGTTGAATATAACTACATTGCTTTTGATGAGGCGACTTCATTTACCGAGTTTCAGTATTTATATTTAATCCTTACTCGGCGTCGAAGTGCAACGAGTGATTTACCAGCAATAGCGAGATCGGCTACAAATCCTGGGAACGTAGGGCACTTATTCTTTAGAACGAGATTTGTTGACCCATTCAAGTTCGGTGGGAAGATAATCAAGGATAAGAAAACAGGAATTAGGAGATTCTATCTTCAGTCATTAGCCACGGATAACCCAACCCTAATGGGAGCGAACCCAAGATATCTTTTAGATATGAAGGGTTTGCCTGACTCAGAATATAGAGCCAAAGCATTAGGAGATTGGTATACATTTAGTGGGATGGTATTTACTGAATTTAGACTAGAGGCACTTGCAGATGAACCAGAAAATGCCAGACACGTCATCGACACCTTTCCAGTTCCTAGTTGGTGGCCGAGAATCATTGCAATTGATTGGGGATTCTCAGCAAATACAGTTATCTTGTGGGGTGCCGTATCCCCTAACGGTCGTGTATATATCTACCGGGTGTATTGTGAAAAACACAAGCTCATCGAACAATGGGCTGGAGATTTATGTAGTATAACTCCCACTGAAGAGTGGGAGATGGTTCGAGATTTAGTGATTTGTCATAGTGCAAACCAGAATCGGGGCGAACCACATACCATTCTTCAGCAGGTTCAGAATGCGATTAAAGGGCACCTAGGCAATAACTTCCCAACGGTGAGATTAGGTAAGCGAGATAGAATCGGTGGAAAGATGCTCGTGCATGAATATCTGCGATGGGTGCCTAAGCCTATCATAGAAGTTCCCATAGAGCAATATGATGATGAGTTAGCCCAAAGAATATTTAGACTTCATGGGATGGATAAGTATAAAGAGTATCTATCCTACTTTACACCTAGAAAGGCTGAGACAAATCTTCCGAAGCTACAGATTCTAGAGTATTCGCCAGAGTATACAAGTAATGAGGCACTCTATAATTGTATTCCTCTATGTCAATACAATGACAAGGGAAATAAGGATGTAGCTCCAGAGGATGTGAAAGAGTTTGATGGAGATGATGCCTACGATTGCTTGAGAATGCTATTAGAGGGTGTAGATAGATACGTTACTGAATCGGCTCATGAGCAGGATAGATTGAATGAGCGGGATAAAATACTTTCTGACTTTGCTAATTCTCAGGACGCAACTAGCTTTTATCGGCGTATGGAGAATCACGAAAAGAACATTTCGGGGATTAAACCTATTCGTCGTTTCCATCGTTAGTTGTCCTGTATGCAAGTCAAATGCTTTTAATCTTGGATTGATGAGACAGGATTTCATATTCCAGATTAGAACATTAGAAGAGGCACTGAACTATGAGCGAAATAGGTCAGAAGAGTTACAGGGAAAGCTAGATAAAGTTCTTAGATTGGATATTGGTGAAAATAAAGTCCAAGGTGAAGTGAAGTTACCTTTACGGCAAACTGCATCGCCAATGAGGCAAAAGTTCACCGCCGAATCCGAGAGCCGAAGAAAGTATTGGGCTGAGCAAATCAAAAAGACGGAAGAGCGAGATAGAGCTAGGGAAGTAGTAACTTCTTCTACAACTATTGAGGATTGATATGTCATTAACTGGTTCTTATGGTGGTGGGTTATCTGGATTGGATTTGTCTAAATTAGGTGGGTCATTAGGTAATCCTAGGCCACAGATGCCCCAGATTGGACCGGCTCAACCATCGCCATATAATGCAGGACCACCTATTAATACAGGTAGACCTGCACCAAGTTTCGGAACTAGGTTAAGGCAGAACCTACCCGGAATGATGACGAACTTTAGTCAAATGATGGCAAATCGTTCGCAGCCAATGCCCCAAATGCAGCAGCAAGAACCACAAGGTTCAATGTTCCAGCGAGCATTTGCGAGAGCTATGCCCATGCAACAGCCCATGCCTAATCGAAGGACTGATATGAGTCAGTTCTTTAATGAGATGTGATAAGCAGAAGTGAGAAAACCAAATGCCACTCAATAAATATTTCAAAGGTAAGGGCGAGAAAGTCATGAAGAACATGACGAAGGAATATGGGAGTAAGAAAGGTAAACAGGTATTCTACGCTACAATTAATTCTAGGAAGAACAAGGGTCAAGGATTAGCTGGAAAGTAAATGGCACTCCCCACAGATTATCTAGACAATCCAGATTCACTGGATAGTCAAGTTCAAGGATTAGACCCTGCTACTGGAGCGGACTTTCCAGACCCTTATCTATCAGATAGTGTGGATGGACAATTACCTCCAGTTGGGGATCAGCAGGATATTACTGAACAGAATGCAACTAGTTCTGACCCAAGCGAAACACCCGAGACACCAGATGATGTAAAGCAAGCACTGAAATCAATGATAGATGATTTTGACAGGATTGAGCAGCCTGTCAGAGATAGGATGGTTCGGTTCTGGAAGAAGTGCGAATTATTCTTTAAAGGTATCCAGAATATTTATTGGGATTGGAGTGCTAGGGATTTTAGGACGCTCACTCCTTCTGATAATCTCGATGCAGCCAATCCCAATAATGAATTGGATTTCTACTATCAGGATAAAATTGTCAATATCTATCGTGCTCATGCGGAATCAGTAATCTCCGCTTTATCTCAGGATGTTCCTACCGTTATCTTTCCGCCCGATGATGCAGAGAATCCATACGACGTTCAGACTTCTAAAGGTTATACGAAAGCCGCAGAACTACTCCAGAAGTGCAATCACGTTGATGAGATGTTGATGCACGCGATATTCATTCTCTGGAATCAGGGAGTGGTTGCGGCATATAACTATAATTGCGAGGATGAGGAATTCGGGACATATCTCCAGCCGCAATATGCTGACCGTGTAACTGGATATAATAAGGAATATTCCTGCGATACATGTGGCGGTCCTATGCCTAGTATGGACCCTCAAGTGTGTCCGAATTGTGAGCAGGATTCTAATCCATATCTATCTAGTGCTTCTCCAGTAGTAGAGAATGTGAAGGTAGGAGAAGAGGAAGTTCCTAAGAGGCGAGAGAAGATTGAATTATATGGGCCTCTCTCATTCCAGATTCCTCACTATACGACACATCCAAAACATTCACCCTATGTAATTCTCAATACGGAATGTCATATTGATTACATTAGGGAGATGTATCCAGACCTAGAGATTACAGAAGAACATGATTTAGAGAAGTATGATAGATGGGCCAGACTCAATGATGATTACCGGGGCGAGTTAACCGAAGGATTGGTTACGCTTCGTAGAATGTGGCTTAGACCTTGGACATATAATAGGTTCAAAGCTAACAATGAGTCTGTCTTTAATTATCTTAAGCAGACATATCCAGATGGAGTAAAGGTAGTCTTTGTCAATGAAAAGGTAGCGGAATGTGTTCCTGAGAAACTGGATGACCATTGGACATTTACTCTATCTCCAATGTCCAATAATGTTCATGCCGAACCAATAGGAGCACCACTCCTGCCGATTCAGGAGATGAGGAATGAACTAGTTGTCTTGAAGTTGCAGACGATTGAGTATGGTATTCCAGAGACATTCGCTGACCCACAGGTATTAGATTTCGATAGATATAATCGGAAGGAAGCTACGCCTGGAATGATATATCCAGCGAAAGCTCCTGCTGGTGGGAGCCTAGGCGATGGATTTACTACGCTTAAAACTGCAACATACCCAAGAGAGGCCAGTGAATTCCAGAAAGAATTAGATTCGGATGGACAGTTTGTAACTGGCGCATTTCCATCCATCTATGGTGGCTCAATGCCATCAGCCTCAAAGACGGCCTCTGAATATCAGATGAGCCGTAATCAGGCTTTACAGAGATTGCAGACGACGTGGAAAGTAATCTCTAATTTCTGGGCCGGTGTCATGGATAAATCAGTTCGTTCATTTATCCAGCACATGACCCAAGATGAGAAATTCTCAGTTAAAAAAGGTCGTAGTTATCTTAATGTATACATTCGGCAGTCTGAATTAACTGGACGAGTAGGTAAAGCTGAGCCGGAAATTGCTCAAACCTTCCCAATGAGTTGGATGCAGAAGAGAGATATGCTCCTTCAAATGCTCCAACTTAATAATGAGTATATTAATCAGGCTCTATTCAATCCAGAAAATACTGGACTCCTAGCTTTGTATCTTGGATTTAAGGATTTCTATATTCCGGGTGATGATGCACGCACGAAACAGTTAATGGAAATCCAGAAAATGCTGGATGAGGAACCCATTGAGCCAGAAATGGGCAATCCTCAAATGGAAGGTATGGAAGAGGGCGGAGAATCTGGAATGGGAGGTAATCAATTGCCTCCAATGGAAGGAAATCAGCCCCCACAACAACCGCCAATGCAATCATCTATTCCCATTGACCCGGAAATGGATGATAATCAGGTCGAATATGATACCTGCGTATCATGGATGAACTCTGAAATTGGTCAGGATACGAAAGAAATGAATCCTGCTGGCTATATGAACGTAAGAATGCACGCCGAAGCACACTTACAGCAGGTTCAAATGCAACAGCAGGCTCAAATGATGCAGGAAATGGCGATGAATGCATCTAAAAAGACTAGACCCGACGGAAATAACGATAAAAAATCTGGAAATCAGGGAGATGGGCAGAATAAAGGCCAGAATGGACAAGGTTCTCTTCAACAGTAGGTCATTATGAGAAAATTATCCTTTATTTTCATCTTCCTTCTGATTTCGTCTCCAATTTATGCCCAATCCACGGCAAGTTATGGCATAAATGTCACCTCATTATCTACTTCTGGAGCAGGAGCCGTAACTGGAACGGCATTTGGTATTCCTACAACTTATGCGGCCATTATTACATGGCAAGTTGTAGCTGATGGCTCTGCGTTGTCAGTAAATCTTGAAGGTAGTAATGATAATTCTACGTATTTTACGATAGATAGTCAAACTGCGGCCACTGGTGGTATCAAAAACTTCGGATTTACTGCCGTGAAGTTTGTTCGTTGTTCTCAAGTGAGTAGAACGGGTGGAACGGCGACGACTTGCACGTTTACTACGAATAGAGGGTTTATTAATAATAGTGGTGGGGTATCACTTACTAAAATGTTAGTCGGAGATGGAACAGTTAGTGCTCCATCTTATTCATTTTTAAGTAGTCAGACTACAGGACTTTTCCAACGCGTCGTTGGTCATGCTGTTGATTTTGCATTTAGTGGTATAGATAAAGTATCAGTAAATGATAATACAGGTATCAGTTTAAGTAGTGCATTAGCTATTAATTGGACTGCTACAGTTAATGGGAGTGATGCAGCTGATACTACACTATCTAGAGGTGGTTCTTCTGGTAAAGTAGTCATTGGCGGTGGCACTCCGTTTTTAGCTATTGGTGGAACTTCATCATCATTTCCCGGCCTTAAACAGGTCGGAGCTTCATTACAAGCTAGACTAGCAGATGATTCTGGTAATGCTAATATTACTGCTGCTAGTTATTTTGTTGGGGGTTCAACAGGTTCTGTTATAGGAAATGCTTCTGATGGTGTCATTACATTAACTAACAATGCAGTTAATGGTTTTGGTCGATTACAATTTGGTGGGACTACTAGTTCTTTTCCAGCTTTAAAACAATCCGGCGCACTTATTCAATTTAGACTAGCAGATGATAGTGGATTTGCGGCTTTAACTGCTTCAACTGTAAATTTAAGTGCATCATTAGCTGGAACTAGTCCATTAATATTTGTAGCAAATCCTACGATTAGTTCGGGATTTGGAACATCACCATCAGTAGTAACTCCTAATGGAACTGCAGCATTTACAATTAATATAGGAACTGGTGGAACGGCTACGAGCGGTGTGATAGGATTACCTACAGCTACAACTGGATGGAATTGTTATACTACAGATATAACAGCTACGGCAGCGCACGCAGCTATTGAAACGAGACAAACTGCATCGACAACTACTACAGCTACAATTGAAAGCCAGAATAGATCAACTGGTGCAGCGACAGCATGGGCGGCTAGTTCTATTATTCGTGCAGCTTGTTTTGCATACTGAAAGATTGTAATGCCCATCTTTAATAGATATTCTACTCAACCAGAATTCTTGGGCGAAGGTTCAGGAGATGGGTCTATTGTCTCTATTAATGCAAAGCCATTTTTCGGCCCCTCTGCTGGAACTGGTGGATATTTCGATGAATTTCGCTTTATTTCTCAATACTATAATGAACATCAACATCCCATTATCATTCTAGTAGATACTAGAACTGGTAAATATGAACTGCTCCTAGATGATGGTGCTCCATTTGTCATGGCAGGTGGTAATAAATGGTCAGCATTTACGATGAATAATGGAGTCATCGTGAATGGGGAGAGAACAAATGAGGATATTAGTCCAATAGTATATGGTTCAGATGGATCATTAGCTTACACGGACCATTCCCATGTTGGACTTTGGATTTTATTTGATGATAAACGCGTTAAAATTACTGATGAAGAAGTTTTTGATTTAACTGTATTAGAACACAATCAATTAGTTTACCTTACTCGACATGGAATTGAACTTAGTTTGAATGGTAATAAATATCCATGTGTTTCATTAGGTGAATTGAATGAGTTTGGGCATGTTAGGGCTTATTGGTGGAAAGATAATATTTGGGTAGCTTACCAGTGGTATAATGCCAATTCCATAGTAACACATCCATATGATTCGTATGAAGGATATGTTCTAGGAAGTGGCGATTGTTATGGGTTAGATGCTCTAGTATATGATAAACCATATTATGCTTGGTCGGTTAGTCCGGCTGCTCAAGCACATCATATGGTTTTAGTGAGTGAACTAGGTAATAAAATTGACCTGCGAACTCTTTTACAACCTGAACCACCTAACCCTGAACCACCGAAACCAATACCAGAGCCACCAGACCCGATTCCACCAAAGCCGGAACCGGAGCCTATAATTAAAACTGCTACCGTATACGAGATGAACATGGAAAAACAACTTGTAGCTTTGATTGCATTTGATGGGAAATATATTAGTGTTACTTCAACTGGTAATATTAAATATAACAATAAGGATGTTACTCCAGAATGCGTATTTGAGCTAACCAAGCCAGATGGATTGTTTTCTATTCAACAGAATGGGAAATGGCTTGGTGCAGATGCAACTGAGCATCATGATGTATGTAATCAGTTGTATATGATTGACCATAGGGAAGGATATGAGAGCTGGATTGTTGAACGTCCAGCTATCCCGAACAATGATTTGATTTCCGCTTACATTCTCTTCCGTAGACCCGAAGGAATTAACTTCTCAATTAAATTGAGAGTAGTGGAGCTATAATGTTTAACTATCCAACTGCAACTGTATATAGTTTAAAAGGTGCAGTTGCGTGGTTACATACTGATAGGCAGATATTTAGGGATGAGATGAATAATGCTTATCCAGTCAAGGGAGTCACGGCATTCAATTTGATGGATAGATATGCAAAGGGTGATGATATTATCCCATTCCTGAATGCATATCCCCAAACCAATACTATTAGGGTATTTTGCTATACTCCTAAAAAGGATTGGGGAGACTATGCTTGGAATACACCATCACCTAATGTAGTAGAATCATTCATCAAAGAGATGCAGGTATTTGGAATACGAGTTAAGCTAGTTCTATTAACAGATGATGATAGTGCTAGAATTCAGCCGGCGATTGAATTAGTAGAGTATTTATCTCCGCATAAGTTCAATAATCTTATTCTAGCTACGGCAAACGAACCATACACTCATAAATATGTTAATGTTAATGCATTAGAAGGTGTATTGAAAGCCTCTGGATATCTTTATACATCCGGAGTATACGAAGACCTAAAGCTATTCTATGGGAACTGCGGTGATATTCATACGGGACGTGATAACGAATGGCCTCGAAAAGCTAAGGATGCTATTGAATGCTATCGAGGTGGTGGGCCTAATTTTCCTGATGAGCCTCCACAAAAAGTCCCGTGGATTCTTGGAGAACCTATAAAGCCGAATGAAGCAAATGGTGATGATAACTACATACTGAGAGATTACTATACGTATGGAGCATTAGGGAAGCTCACATCAGGTGGAATGTTCTTTCATTGTGAATCAGCGAAACTGAGTAATCTTCCAGATGATTTTGAATCTCGTTGTGCTAATGAACTATTCACTGGATATGATATGTTTCCCGGTGATGCTGCATTAGGAGATTATGAGCATCTCCAAGCATATGAAGATGAAGGAACAAGAGCCTTAAGAGTATATAGAGTTGGACGGTATGTAGTAGTCGTTAGACCGGAGAACTTTATTCCGGGAAATAATTGGCTCGCGATGGATTCAATTAGTGTTTGCTGGACAATACTGTAAGGAGAAACATCATGAATAAGACTAAATGGCTTTCGTTGGTAAAGTTGCTTGCTCCGATTATCTTGACTACAGTTAAACCGGGATTGGCTCCTATTGCCGGTAATATTACAGATGCAATTAATGAGGCAGAACAGCTTAAAGGAGCTAAAGGTACCGATAAATTGCAGCATGTAAAGAATATTGCCAATAGTGCTGCTGATGCAATCAATAATGCTAAGAGCAAGGAAGTAATTGATAAGGCTACTCTTAACAAGGCGATTGATGATAGTGTTAATACAGTAATTTCAGTTGTTAATATGGTTCAAAAGAAAAGCGACGAAGTGAAGTGAAACGTGGCACATACGTGGACTCCATCAGACGTTGTAATGATTATTACCGCCATATTTGGTGGTATAGTCAGTTGCATTGGTGCATGGAACGCTAGGCAAGCTAGAAATGCATCAACAGAAGTAAGAGATAAACAGAATATTGTTGCGGAGAAAGCCGAGAAGGTAGCGGAGAAGGCTGAGGACAATTCAACTAAGTTAGACCAAATTCACAGTTTGACGAATGGGAATCTCAGTAGAACTCAGGAAGAACTAGAACAAGCTATTCGCCGTAGAGATTTTCTAGAGAAGGTGTTGATTGAACTTACGAGTAATTGTCCACCCGGAACTCTAGAAACTGCTACGAAAAATGTAGAAATTAAACAGGCACAGATTGGTAAGCGACGTAAAAGTGACGTAAAGGGAGATGGGAATAACAGGAAAGGTGATATGGCATGATTACTTTGCTTATCTATTTGCTAGTTTTCTGTTTGGTCATCTATTGTATTCGATTGCTTCTACCTATGACTGGATTGCCAATGAATGCAGTGAATGTCATATGCATTATCTTGGCAATCATTATGTTGCTTTTCTTGCTACAGGGCGGAACTTCCTTTAAGTTGACGTGATGGATCACATTTGGGTTCCTCTATTTCTCTTTCTTGGGAATGTCATTGGCTTTCTCTATCAATGGTTCCGCGAAGTAAGGAATCATAGATGGCAAGTGGAGAATATGAATCAACTTAAAAATAGCGTTGAAGATAAAAAATTTACTTGTCAGTATGCAATGAATTGTGAAAACGTAAATTGCCCGGCTAGGGAAAGTTACAATAAGGAATAAAATTTATGTTCAAGAAATTTCTCTTGCTTTTTGGCCCGGAAGGTGGTGGTGCATCAAATACTGGTGGAATTGCAACTGAAACTCCAGATGCTCTAGGAGAATTGGATGATACCGATTTTCTAGGAGAAGGTGCTGACGATACTAAAGAAGAAGATTCGACTGAGGAAGTTCCAGATGAGAAAGAGACTCCAGATGAAGATGTAGATGAAGATGAAACAACAGCCGAAGATGAAACTGACGAAACTGATGAAACCGATGAAGAAGCTGAGACTGAAGAAGAAGAAACTACAATTCTAGCAGATGGCAAGATTTCAGTCAAGGCACTAAAGGAACAGTATCCAGATATCTTCAAAAAGAATCCTGGCCTTAAAGATGTTATTTTTAGAGAACGAGCTTTCTCGAAGAGATTCGGTAGCGTAGAGGATGCTGAAGAGGCGTTTAATAAATCTGAATCTTTTGATAACTTTGAGAATACTCTTCTTCGTGGTGGTATTGGACAGTTACTTGATGCGATTGCAGACACTGACCAATCAGCAGCATTGAAGTGTGCTGAGAATTTTCTGCCTGAATTGTATGCTCGTTCTAAGCCAATATTCGCTAAGGTAACGATGCCCATTATTAAGGGCGTCCTTAGAAATACTTTTACACGAGCGCAGAATCAGGGGAATAAACAGTTAGCATTGGCGTGTCAATATGTTAGTCGAGACTTGTTTGAGACTCCTGATGTATTGAAAGCGACTGAGATTGAGGATAATGCTCCTGACCCTAGAGAGGATGAAATCAACCGAAAGAGTCAGGAACTCTTCAATCAGCAGATTACTAATTCTAGGAATGATATTCTCAATGTAGTGAAATCGAGATTGGCCCGAGATATTACTGCACGTATTCCCGGTAATCTTAGTGATTTTACGAAACAAGCATTGGTAGATAAAATTACAGACGAACTCGATGCGACGTTGGTAAAAGACAAAGCTCACATGACTCATCTATCTTCACTTTGGAAAAAGATGAGCAAGGCTGGATTTTCTAGCGAGGCAAAATCTAGGATTATTTCCGCTTCCCTAGGGCGGGCCAGACAAGTGCTTCCAGCCGTAATCGCCAAAGTGAAGGCGCAGCAAAAGAATGGTAACAATAAACCAGTTACCGGAGAGAAAAAGGAGACGAAAGGAAAGAGTTTCCCAAATCAGACAAGTTCCAAAGTTCGGACTGGTCAGCCGCAAAAACTTGACCGGAATATGTCTGATTTTGAATTCCTTTCTAAGTAGTTTCAAAAGGAAAAGCAAATGGCTCAAACAGAAGCAAATGTGCTTGGAGTGGAGCTAGAAAGGGTTAGCCCTAAAGTTCCAACCCTGTTTGACAGAGATGCCACCTTTTTTGCTACGATTGAAAAGAGGCCGGTAGAGACTGTTTCAAATAGGGATATGCGCCTTCCACTGGAAATTCGTCCCGGTGGAAACTTCGGACATTTTGACCCTGATGATGGCGACCTTGGATTGGGTGATGGACCGACCTTCGATAAGGCGGTCGTCAATACCGTTCATCTTCGTCATGCCGTTCAGTGGACAAAGAAATCGGAATGGGCAACGGATGATTCACGGAAAGCGGTTCTCAATACTTTCCGTAATCTCCTTGCCAAATCAATGGCTGAATTCCGTCGCAATGTGGATTCACTTTGCATGACGGGTGGTGATGGTGTTCTTGGCACCATTTCGGCTGTCTCTACATCCGCCGGTGTTGATACCTATACTTTGGGAACTGATGGATTCGGAGCACGTTTGCTTCGATTTGGTCAGACCATTAACGTATATGATTCAACTCTCGCAACCAATAGGACAGTAGGCGCGGAAAAGAAAATCAGCTTCCATGATCTCGTTGGAAAGCAGATTAAAGTTCCGGCTGTTACTGGCGCGACTGCTGGAGATAAGATTGTTGTCTCTGGTCTTTCCGCTACGCCTCCCGTTTCACTTCTTGGTGTTCCTTATCATCATTCGTCTGCATCGACTGGAACTTGGCTTGGATTCAACCGTGCCAATACTCCTGAGATTCGTGCGAATAACGTGAATGCCGCTGGTGCATTGGCATTGCCTCATGCTCGCCTTGCCCTGAATAAAATCGGGGATAGAGTGGGTATGGATTACAATGTTAAAGTAACTGCGTGGATGCATCCTGCACAGAAGCAGGCTTATGAGGAACTCGGCCAGTTGGTTTCGGTTATCAACAAGACTTCAAAGGATGATAACCTGAATCTGTATTTCGGTGACGGAATGCAGTTGGCCGGCGCTCCTATTCGCACTTCCTTCTCGTGGGATAAAACCCGTATTGATTTCGTCAATATGGATGTTTGGGGTCGAGCGGAGATGCATCCCGCTGGATTCTATACAGTAGATGGCCGAAAGATTTTTGAGCTTCGTGGTGCATCTGGTGGTGTCAAAACCTCGCAGATTTTCTACATCACTTGCTCATTCAATCTTTTCGTCAACAATCCTGCGGCAACCTCGTTTATCTCAGGATTGACGGTTCCTGCTGGTTACTAATAATGAGGGGGATTAAGTTCCCCCTTATTTTAGGAGAAAGAAATGGCTGAAAATTTTGAACCATTCAAGACCGTAGGTGGGCAGAACCTAAGTCTGGATGGCGGAACTCAAGCATCTGTCGCAGGTGTGTGGGGACCGCCTACTGGATATTTGACCGTAGTTTCTGGTGCTTTGGCTATCACTGGTATTTCGCTTCCCTATCCAGCATTTCAGGGAACGATTTGCCTGATTCCCACTGGCGCTTTTACTACGACGGCTGCTACAAACATTGCCATTGCTTCAACTGCTGTCGTTGGCAAGGCTTTGTTTATGACGTATTACCCTCAGACTCAAAAGTGGTATCCTTCATACTAGAGGGTATCATGGCTAAAACGAAGAAGAAGCCAAAGAAGACCCCAAAGACGAAGGACGTAAAGTTCCCGAAGACTGGTCGATACTAATAACATGGGGGCCGCGCATCCATTAAACGCGGAATAATATGGAACAATTACCACAGGACATTGAACAGATTAATAGTAAGTTAATTGCTAAATTTGGCTATGAGCATGATAAGCCAAAGTTTAGAATAGTATGGTCTGATAATGAGTTGGAATACCGGCAGGTATATTACTTGAATGGTATGCAACTCATTCATCCTCAGATTATACTAACAAGAAAGTATAATTACATTCATGAACGATATATCCTAGAACGATATATTATTGATAGCGCTAAGGATAATCTAGAACTTATAACACATAATGGATGTAGTTATGAACCTGTATGGGTATTTGAGGACAAGAACCTCGAATTCGTTCGGCCGTTTTGGAGAGCCGTAGAAGTTCTCGCATTGGCAGCCGAAGGTGGAATTGGAGATAAGAAAACTCTCAAAGACTATATGTCTGATGATGAAAAAGCTCTAGAGAAGGAAGTAGCATATTTTGAAGATATGCTAGATGATGGAACAAACTATAAAAATCAGAAGGTAAATTTCGTAAAGCCTGTATATATTAACAATACAGATATGAAGGAGAAGTAATGCCTGATTCTTGCACGGTCATTTCATTGGTGCCCTTTCCAATTAATGAGTCTAAGCCTGGACTTTATCCGGGTCATTTTAAAATCCCACCGGCGAAGAATAATGATTTTGAAGCTCTTATCGTTGGGCGTTCTGTGCATTATGTCTATCTAGATGAGGATAGAGGTTCTGTTCAGGTTCCTACGCCTAGCGATGAAGTAGCTCGCTCTATTTGTGAAGATTATATCACTGATATCTTTGGTGTTCAGAAAGGTGTTGCTGAACCCGGTATCTTCTTTATTGATGGAGCATACGTTCAGAAAGATGGAGAACCAGATAAGAAAACTATCGCTCAAATAGCGAAAGATAAAATTGAACAGGCTAGAGCTAGGCAACGTCAATGGTTTGTCCATCTCGTGGAAATTGCTGATGATGAGTGGTCGAAGTATCATACCCATAAATCAATCTCAGATTTGCAGAGATTTGCTGCGAAGATTCTTGGCCTTGAAAGAGAATGGAATGTGGATGCTAAGGTTGAATCTACTGGATTCTGCCCTGCATGTAAGATGACCGTTCAGGTAGGAGCAATGATTTGCGGAAACTGCCGAACGGTTATTGATAAGGAAGCATACCAGAAAGCTGGATTTACTCAGGTGTAATTATGCCAACAGTTCTTACCATTCATAATGATGCCAGAACATTATTGAATGATACGTTTTCTGACATATTCACCGATGCTATTCTCTTACCATTCACGAAGAAGGCTTATCAGGAACTTCAAGATGAGCTTACATTGAATGGTATTGAGACAACTATTGAGACAGATTTCACGGCGAACATTGCTTCTGGCACAAATACAAAGATTACCAATCCATCTGATTTCATTGCTCCTTTAGAGGTATGGGAAAAGCCACAAGGTAATCCAGATACTGATTATGTTCTCATGAGTGAGAAATCATGGGAGCCTGATATCATCGTTACGGATACGCTCAGATTCTGGCAATGGAATGATGATGAGGTAAGATTCCCCGGAGCGAATACGAATAGAACTGTAAAGGTAAAGTATATCAAGTTCCTTACAGCTATCGTAGATACAACGACAAATATTCCAGTTATTAATTGCCAGCTATATCTCGCTGCTAGAGTAGCTGCTATTGCGGCATTTGCCGTAGGGGGTAATCCAGATAGGAGTGAAGTATATCAGAGTGATGCAAATGCTAGGATTGGAAAGGTAATTCAAATTGCTGTCAAGAGAAATCAGCAGTTGGGAACACGTCGGCAACCTAATCGTTCGTTCAGTTAATTTGTTGGCCTTTACGGCTGTCTCAGAAGGAGATGACAAATGGCATATGTAAACATGTTCGCGGTAATGAAGGGGATTAGACAGGAGACAGGAGTTATTAGCTCTGCCGATATTGTCAATACTGCTGCTGGTAAGTTTGGTCATGCTAATGGTCAACCAATTACCAATGTTGCATTGAATGCAAATCAGTGGATTTCACTACTCACTGTAGAGTTTTTCTATGATTTTCTGGTAGCGGCATATACCGCTGGTGGTAATATCACAGCGAATTACGGGGGCGGTGGTGCTGCAATTACTGGATTGATTTCTGCCGCCAACTCAGTAGGTGCTGCTACTGATAAGAATGTGATTCTGGTTCCATTGGCAACTGCTGGAATTAACCCTCCACTCCAGACGGGTATTAGTCTTGTAAGTTCAGCTGCATTTACTCAACCGGGAACTGCTGCTGGATTTATTCGTTACACTGTGACCTATCGCGTTCTAAGCAACTAGTTATGATTGAGACTCACGAAAAAATCAAGATTGCTGATTTCGAGGGTCTTTGGAGTCGGGGGGAATTCGATGGAGTTCCCCCTGAATTCTTCAGAGATTGTTTAAATGTATCATTTCTTGATAAAGAGGTTATGACTAGACCGGGATTAGGAAATCCTGGTTCAGACTTAGGTGGAGTTGGCTATGTAGATATATTCGTTGGAACTGTTACTCCTGCTAGTGGTGGTGGTATTACTTTTGGTATACCAGTGCAGCTAGTATTTGCCAATAGTGATGTTATAGCTAATGGCTCGGCCATATTTACTGGTGTATTTGCTCAGAATTTTAGAGGGCATAATGCCTTCGGCAAATTCTTCTTTGTATTAAGTGGTGGAGTATTACCTAACGAAAATTTCTTTTATGTTTGGCTTGGGTCTGGAAATGCGAGGAAGATGGGTGGAGCTAAAGTTCCAGAAGCTCCAGCTATGACAATAGTTAGTTCTGCTCCGGGTAAAATAGAACGCGGAGTGCATGTATTTAGAACTGTATTTGAAACTGATTCTGGATTTGTAACGGCTCCGGGTGCAACTGTAGCATATACAGCAGGACCATCTGACAAAGTTAATCTCTCTGTTATTCCAACTGGTCCAGCGGGAACTGCAAAGAGACATATTATAGCAACTCGTGCTATTCTTAATTATGATGGTGACTTTGCGAATAGAGAATATTTCTTTATTCCCGGTGCGACACTTAATGATAATGTAACTACTGTCCTTGCTAATGTATCATTTTATGATGCAGACCTATTTGAGAGTGCAGACTTCACTCTTAATCAATTAGCGGAAATTCCATCATTTGGAGATCCTGCTCAAAATTCTACGGCTGGTGGACTTACTTCATATAAGAATCGCTTAGTGCTATGGACTGATGGAACTGTTTGGGTTTCTGCTCCCGATGAGCCTGAATCATATGATTCTGTATCAAGTGCTATTATAATAGATATTATCCTCTATGGTAAGATTACTGCATGTGCAGAATATAGAGGATCGTTATACATTTTCACACTTACGAAGACGTTCATTACGAGCGATAATGGTGATGATCCTAACACATGGGATGTAATTCTTATTGATACTGCTAATGGGGCAATGGATAATGGAGTAGCTTCCATTTATCTCACTAAAGGTAATACTGCTGATTATCTTGTTATTAGAAATGAAACTGGTATATATAAGTTTGTTGGTATATTTGCGGATGAACTAACTAACAAAATTAAAGAGTATTATACCTCTAATACAAGATTACTTGTTCCTGTAGGGGCTGATGTTTGTATTGATGATTACAGCCAGAGAGTATATACCAAGATTACAACAGACTTGCTACTAGTTGGGGACTACTCTAGAGGATTAACTGAGGCTGATATTAGATGGTCATTATGGCAATTTACAGGCCCGAATGTTAGTAGTCCACATAGTTTCCAAATTAAGGTATTCTATACTGGTTATACTGTTGCTCCAGCCGTTCAAGTCTATTTGACTAATTCTGCTGGAACAAGCACAGTTCCTTACCCATTAGATGATACACTGTTTTCAGATAATGGTATAGCTATTAATTCATTTATAGAATTTGATATGGGTCCAGATAATGAAAAGGTTAATCATTTTGCTGGATATCAGGCAGTAGCAACTGGATCAGGAAATTTTACATCTACAGTATATTGGGATAATAAGGCAAGAAATGCTAATCTGAGAAACATAGCTCTAAGTAGTTCTAAAAAAGAGAAGTTTCTAGGATTTAATGTTGTATCAGAAAGATTAGGTCTTAGACTAGGAACTAGTGGAATAGGAGACTGGTTCTGTTTTAGGAAGTTAGTTGTTTATTTCAAGGAGTTATACTTGAGGTATGGTAACTAAACATGGCTAATCTTCTTAGTATTAAGAATCAGATTAATAGATATCAAACTAGCGATCCTGTTCTATTTGATATTCTTAGTGGAATAGTTAGTGAACTAAGTGCAGTTTCATCTACATCTACTGTAGAAAGTCTACCTAATGCTTTCATTAAAGGTTTTCGTAAATTAACGTATATTAATAATGCAGCAGTGGATTTTACTGCTAATAATGGAGATGCGTGGAATGTTATAGGAGTCGCAACTCCATTTCGAGCATTTTGTGTATCAGAAGATAATAAGCTAATGTTCTATACAATGGACGTAGAAGGCTCTACAATAGTAGCAGGAATAGCTACCCAGTTAAATATTGCATTACCACCTGGATATATTTGTGCTGGTAATATTGCAGTTGCTTCTGGATGGGGATATCTACAGCACGTTGCTGGTGGGTTATTTGAAAATTTAATTGTAGATTGCCCCGGCGGAACAGGATTTGTAAGATTATTTAGACAAGCATTTGCCGCATATCCTATATCAGCGGCAAATATGTATACAAGAGTTTCTATCTTACTTCCAGTAGAAAAACAATCTGGAATTATTCCTAAATGAAAATTAGAGCATATAATTCTAATGATGCTCATAAGATAGATGAAATATATTCAAGGTGTCATGGACATTTTGCATTACCTGATTTGAATCATTGTTTGAACCTCGCAGTAGTTGAGGATGATAATGGTGAAATCATCGCCTTTGGTGCTTTTGAACTTATCCCTGAACTTACATTGGTTTTAGATACTGATAAATCTAAGAAAGACCAAGTAAAGGCTTTAAAGGAATTATTGATAGCCGGTGATTTTGTTGCTAATCTACATAGTTTTAGTTCCGTCTATTGTTTCCCAGATTCTACTCCATATGCTGAGATTCTAAAAAAGCATTTTGGATTTGAGAACGGTAATCCTATTTTAGTAAAGAAGGTAAACGATGGGCGGTAATAAAGAGCAGAAGAAATCTACGGCTCTTATTGATCAGGAGAGGGCCAGACAACAAACTGAGCATAA